GAACTAGGATTTTATCCAGAAGATTGATCTCCTCCTCAAGTTGGATTTCCTTAATTTGACTTTCGATCAGATCCTCAAGTTCATTGGGATTACCCAGTTCTGTGAAGTCAATATCTTGGTTTGATTCGCAGAAATTGGGTGTGCTGTAACTTGACGCTTCGCTTTCAGATTTCTCCAGCATATCGTGAGATAGCTCGCCTGATTTGATTTTCGAAGAAGGAGCGAAGTCAAACAAATCTTGGTCCAACATTGAAGATTGTTCCAATGAAACAGATGATGTTGGATTGAACTTTGTTGTAGATTGCCACTTTTCTGTTAACCTCTCAAGTTCCTGGGCTGAATATTCAGGGAGTTTTCCAGCCCTCTTTAGGGTGGCAATATAAAGCTTCAGGGCTCTCGAACATGCTGTCGATGCTTTATCAGTAGGATGGCCTATTTGCATAGATAGGTCGAAGCAACCTTGGAGGGTTTCGATATCTATGCGTAGTGAGAAAACTTTGGACTTTTTCATAGTTTTTCCTTCAACTCAAGGCCTGCGGCAATAGCTCGTCTTTTGTTGGCCCGGATAAGAAATGTTTGGATTCTCGCTATTTCATTGTTGATATTCTTTAAGACGGCACTACCGAGTTCTTGTTCGAGTGAGTCAGCTATGTTGGATACAATTTTAAGAGAGCCCTCTACTCGGCCTTTTGTGAAGAAATACTCAGTTACTGCAATTTGCTTCGGGCTGCGCTCTTTAGCTTTGTGCTTAGTTGTAGATTTTTTCATTGTTAGAAATCTCCACTTGAATGTGTGTAGCGATAAGCTCTCGAGAGTTATTTTTGTCGCCCAAAAGATGCAGGATATCCCGAAGGGCTTTGACATAGCCATTCTTGAAGGATTGAATAAAACCTCTTTCAGTCAGCTCAAGTTGGGGTTCAACCTCAATCTTTTGCAGCTTCCCCAGATTACAATCATTCTCTATTGAGAGGCGATTATCTTTGGTTGAGCGTACAGTTTGGTTAGTCTTCGAAGTTTTCATGCTCTTCTCCTTCTTGTGCTATTTCATTGTTTCTTTCGATAACGGCCTCAAGAACAATTTGTTCCAAATCGTCTAGGTCGAAGTTACAAAGAAGATCAAATACATCTTCTGTATTGCGCCGTACATATATGCCAGATAGCTCGACAGATGCGGGTTCAGCCGGTTCTATGATGTTTCCACCTGGATCTCGGAATGCTTGCCTGCTTGGGGTATATGTATAATAGATGGCTAATTCAACACCTTGATAATCAACAAGGATGTTGGACGAAGTCGATTGTTGTTTTGTAAAGGTCATTTGAAGTCTCCTTTTGGTGGTTGATCGAAGTTAGTGTTTAAATTTTCAACAGTAAACTGGGTTGAACTGTCGAAGTGTCGAAGGATTGAATTAAGATTGATGTTCCGCCAGGAATATGACTTTCTTGATAAGATTGTCAATATCCCACTCCTTAAGGTTCTTTTCACAAAAGTTGCAAGTTGGTCTAACCTGTTTCATTGTCTTAACAGGTAAAGAAGTCCACTCTTCCCGGATAATCTCTGAAAAGCAGGATGCCCTGTGAAGTTTGTCAATCTTGTCCCAGATCATTGGACTATACCTTGTAGATATGTTCCCACATAGTTTACAGGTAACTTCAACAGTGTTGAGATAATCCAAAGTTCCGAACCTATCTAATTCTCGCTTCTTCTTCTTCTCTTTCAACGTTAACTTAACGGATTCTTGCGACATCTTTTCGAGTTGTTTTAGAAGATTGGGATCATCAATCAGTTTTTTCAACAGATCCTCGATGGGGTTTGACATAGTTTGAAACTCCTTTCGTAAGATTGGCAGCAGAATGCTTGCCTGATTTTGATTTTCGATAAATATATCATTGAATGTCGAAGATATCAAGCGAAAAATTACATCTGAGTTGGGTATAAAAGTTGGATTGGAGATAAAGATTGGTTAAAAAGGGCGAAGCCCGAAAGTGTAGCATTGTAGCAATGTAGCAGCGAACCATACCCCCACATACCCAATGGTGGCATTGAACACTTAACTACGTGTGCGTAGCACAGTTGTAGTGTAGTACATAGTTAGATACATTGGTCGAACTTAGAATCTCATGGATTTGTGAGAAAGGAAAAAAAAAAAAATTCTTATAATATATATATAAGAATGTGAAAATATAATCTTATAAATTTGAGAAAGTTTGATGTTGAAATTTTAAACACTAACTTATGCGAACGATCGAAGTTTAGTGTTCAATGGATCAATTGAACATGATGCCCCATGCCCCATGCTACATTGCTACATTGCTACAATTTTTGAGGTGTTGGGAATAGCACAATGTTGATGCATTTGGGATATGTTGGATTGGTGCATTTTCAAGGGCCAAACATGGCCATATTTCGCACCACAATGCCCCATGATGGATTTTTCATATGTGGCCCGATGGGCAGCATGGGTTTTGCCAAAAATGCGTCACATCGGCGTATATTAATTGCACCATTACAATCTTCGATCGCCAATCTAAGTTAGTGTTCAATCATTAAACACTTTAGTTTGGCTATCCGGCACATCTGTCTAATTATGCCCCTCTTTGTTAGTAAGATTAGATTTCGGTAATGCTCGCTAAGAGTGCATTGATTTGTTCAGGTGTCAGCTTGGCAAGTTGCTTCTTCGCCATCTGCATGGCTTTCTCAGGATCGGTCTGGCTTCTGGTTCCGGGCTTGTTCACCTTGAACACGTTGTCAGCGATCGGAGAGGGCTTAGATTTATCGGTCTTCTCATAAGCCCGGATTGCAGCTTGACAAGCTATAATGATTGACCGGGTTGCAAACTCATCCCAATCTTCCTGGGTGATGTTCGATAGATCGAGCGTGACAGTGTAAGATTTCTCGGCCGAATCTCTGTCAGTTTTGCAGTTGAAATCTACGGTAATGTTTTGCATAGTTGTATCCCCTTTCAGTCTTGGATAAGAGGGGCATAACTAGGCAGACGTACCAGCCATGCTCGCACCTGTAACTTTCAGGATTTTCACCGGTGGCCGGAACACAAGTCCACCTGGTGCGAGTGCAAAAAATTTGTCATAGACCGTCCAGTCGCGGTGCCGGTTACCATGAACCGTCCTGCTTAACTTCTCTATTGCATGTCAGGTGCCAACGCTCAAACATTGACCGGGGGACGGAGCGGGGGATTTTGAAACCAGTAGCGGCGAGATACCCTAATTTTAAATACGCGCAAACTTTCGATAATAGAGCAATTTTCTCCTTCAATAACTTTTTCCTTCACCTCCCTTTTGAAAAATCCAAAATTATTATGTTGACTAGCTATTTAAAATGATCTATATTGTATATAGAAACTTTTTAGATTCTTAAACTCTGGAGAAGGTCTATAATTATGAGAGTTCCTTCTGGAAATCTTGGCGGGGCAAAACCAGTTTCTTATCTTTGGGAAAGGCATCGGGAGATTGCCCGTTTGCTAGTTGCCGGCGAGCGTCCTGTCGATATATGTAAGCGCTTAGGTTACACTCAAAGCTGGCTTTCAACCGTAATGAACAGTCCAGTGTTTAAAGAATATCTTGCCAAGCTATCCGAAAGGAAAGACGAACAAGCTATTGATATCCGGAAGCAGATTGAAGAAGGTGCACAAGTTGGCGTGTCTGCCCTCTTGAAGATTCTCAAAGAAGAAGATGAATACAAAGATAGAGTTAGTGTTCAACAGAAGATTAAAATTGCCCAAGATTTTCTAGATCGCGAAGGTCATGGTAAGATTACAAAGGTTGTGAACGATACAACTGTCAAGGTGCTCACAGAGGATAGGATTCAATCTTTGAAGGAGCGCCGCCAAGCTATGCTGGCTAACCTAGCTCCTGTTGCTATCGAGGCGGAATATGTCACTGAATGATAGTGAGATTGAAGAGCTTATAGGGCCTTGCGTAGATGATACAGCAATGACTGCTGTTACTCTGTTCGGAGAGCACATTACAAGACCGTTTTGCCCGCTCCATAGGACTATTCTAGAACTCCTGGATGATGACTCTAAAAGATTAGTAGCTATCGCAGCGCCAAGGGGCTTCGGAAAGACTACACTAATCGGACTGTGCTACACTGCGAGGAAAGCCCTGTTCAGGCATGCGCCATATATAGTCTATATAAGCGCGACAGCCTCCGAAGCAGCACAGAAAGTCAAAACGCTCGCACGTGAGCTTGTTGAAAATGAACTCATCAAAGAGCTTTTTGGCAATTTGAAAGGCGACAAGTGGGCAGAGGAAAAAGGTGAGATCGAGCTTACAGATGCCAACGGAAGGCCATTTTGTTTTATTCAAGCAAAAGGCGCCGGAAACCAGATTCGTGGTTTGAAGTGGGGGAAGTATAGACCTTCGCTTTTTCTTGTCGACGACCTTGAAAGTAAAGATGAAGCACAATCTGAGGAGAACAGAAAGAAATTAAAGAAATGGTTCTTCGGTGATTTGCTAGGAGCTATGGACAACAGCGATAGTTCAGATAGTCGCCTAGTTCTTATCGGAACTGTAGTGCATCAAGACAGTTTGTTAGCAAACCTCCTGGATGAAAAGACGGATTTAGATTTTGACAATCCTGAAAAGGAAGAGCTCAACAATCTGATGAAGTCTAAAGAAAGTTTTCACACAGTTCGCCTGGAGGCTTGCGACGATAACTATGAGAGTATCTGGCCAGAGTTCATCAGCACCGAATCTATCCGAGCTCGTGCTGAGGCATACCGTCAACGTGGACTCCTTGATATCTTTTTCATGGAATTCAGAAACATCGTTATTGCTGGTGAGACCGCAGCATTTCAGCAATCTATGTTTCGTTACTATTCTGAGGGATCGGCAGACTTTCAAGCTGAATTGAAGGCTGGTCAGGTTGAGACTGTTATAATAGTTGACCCAGCTAAAACTGCAAACACGCAAAGTGCCTTTACGGCAATTATCGCAGTTGGGTTCAATGCTATAAAAGGTAGGATTTATTTCAGAGAGTGTGTCAATGATAGATTGTTGCCTGATGAAATCTTTGCAAAATCAATCGAATTAGCGAAACGTTTCAACACTACGAATATTGGTATCGAGGTTACTGGTCTGAACAACTTTGTAACATATCCATTTCAACAGTTTGTTAGCCAGCAAAGATCTTATATAAACATAATCGAGATTAAAGCAATCAAAGCTAAAGATCTTCGGGTAGCTGCGCTAGCCCCTTTGTATCGCATGGGAGCTGTTTATCATAACGAAGATCTGCATGTTCGCGGAAGTCTCGAGAGTCAACTCTTAAGTTTTCCTTACTCGAAGTATTGGGACGTAATGGACTGTTTTGCGAACTGCATTGAGATGTTTGATATCGGTGAGAGAAATTTCGCAACGGCACCTTTGACCATTACATCCACAGAGTTGGATGAATATGAAGCTTTGCGGGCAGCGGATAAGCTTGAGGGCTCTATATCTTCATTTATCCACTATTAGTTGATGTTTAAATTTTCAACACCAAAGGTGATACTATGCCAATAGATCCTAACATACCAGCAGATAAAGCACTTGTATCAACTTTACCGGCTGCGATCAGGGAAGTTCGCTCGATTGCGCTTGCTATGGAGCAAGGACTTTATCCAGTCAACATAGCTGCGATTAGTGGAACTATTGCAGAGTTTAACAACTCCTTGACCGACGAAAACTTTGCGACTCTAGCAGGTGTTGAAACTCTTACTAATAAGACTTTAGTATCTCCAGTGCTCGGCACACCTATTAGTGGCCTGCTGACCAACTGCACGGGGTTGCCTATGACTACTGGTGTCACTGGCGTACTACCTATCGCCAACGGCGGTACAGGGAGCACAACTCAGAACTTTGTGGACCTCACCACCAATCAAACCATAGCGGGGAATAAGACGTTTGCAGGCAGCACAAACCTTGGCACTCCCACTAGTGGTACGCTTACCAACTGTACTGGTCTACCGATAGCTACCGGTATTGCGGGTCTGGCTGTTGGGATAGCAACATTCCTGGGCGCACCAACATCATATAATCTGCTTTCCAGTATGACCGATAAGACCGGAACTGGCTCGCTGGTCTTTGGTACGGCGCCAACACTGGCTAGCCCTGTTGTGGTTGGTGGGTCTATCAATAATACTCCTATTGGGGCCACGACACCAAGTACAGGGGTATTTACAGCACTCACAACTACTGGCAATGTGGTTCTTGGTGACGATGCTGCTGACTCGGTTAAGCTGAACGGCTACATGAGTATAGGTGCGACACCTAATGCAAATTATCCATTATATGTCCAGAAAACATTCTTAAACCCAACTGGTATTCATCGCGGCGTATTTGTAATTGGGTATCCAACATATACTAATACTGGATCAGCGGCTGATTATTTTTTGGGTGTTGATAGTTATGTTTGTCCCTTATTTACTGCTGGCCATACCAGCACAGGCTATGTCAGAGGGCTTTCAACCACATTGCTTCGTAATAGCAACGGGGCATCTGCTGATGATGGTGGTGTGCTTAATGATTTAACAGGCGTGTATTCGATGTACGGCCACAACGCCATAAATACTTCAACTACGCCACAAACCACTAAAGCTCACGGCCTGTTTATTCAGCCCTACATCCGTAGCGGTGTTATTGGCAATATGTATGATATTTATCTTGCTCCGGAAGCAGGAGGTGGGACGGCAACCGGACGATGGGGTATTTGTCAAGCAAATACGGCTAACAACGCCTTTGCAGGTAATGTAAGAATAGGTTCAACCGCAGCCCCAACAGTCCCTCTTGATGTAACTGGTATCGCACAGTTTAGTTCTAATATAAGATCAGCAGGCAACCCTGTTATTTACTCATATAATGGGGATACTGTGGATGTGGTTAGGGCTGGTATACAGCTGGTAGGGTCAGACCCATCTATACGTTTTACGGTAGCTAGTAGCGAACGTATGCGAATCACCGCCACTGGCAACCTCCTTATAGGCACCACCACCGACGATGGTGTTAATAAGTTGCAGGTAGCTGGTAGTGTTAAAGCAACCACATTCACCGCATTGAACGGCACCGGTGTTGGTTATGTTGTAGTAGCTGGTCGTTCAACAGATGGTAGGGCTGAATTAGCATTTCAAAACAACGGATTGAGTGCAAACAATGTTCAATTAATTGCTACCACCAATAATCTCGATATAGCTATTGGTGGTTCAACTAAGGCAACCGTTACATCAACTGGTGATTTTCACACACCAGCAGGTGCAACCTCAATGTCGGCTGGTTTTATCCGTATACCTTCTGCTGCGGGTGCGCCTACTGGAACACCTGCAACGATCAGCGGCACTGTGCCTATGTACTATGATTCAATTAACAGCCGTTTCTATATATGGGACGGCTCAACTTGGAAATATGCAGCAATGACCTAAAAGGAGATTAACATGCAAATCGTACTGTCAGTCGAAGTAGTTCAGCAAGTCCTTCACGTTCTCAACCAACTGCCTAACAGTAGCGGCACGTTCCCGCTTATGGCGCAGATTGCCGAGACTGCAAATCAACAGATTAAAGAGCAGGAGGCTGCTAACGAACAGGCGGAAGTACATTAATGAGAGTGGAGCAGACAATGACAGAATCCGAATGCGTACACTGTTACCATCCAACAGGAGTAATGCTTTGCAGCATGCCACCACAACTAGAATTAGTGTGCTGTAATTGTGGCGGTAAGCAATATGTAAAGGAAAGTTTCTATTCTGGGCTTGTAGGACATGGGCCTTTTGCCCCTAAATAATAGGAGAATAATAATGAGTGACTATAAAGAAGCAACCGTGGCAGGAACTAGTTGGCAACGTGCTTGCCGGGTAGTAGTTGAGAACCCTCTGAATGGTGTTCCTTCTGTTATGTTCGTAGAAGAGCAAGCAATCAACATGGGTGATGCAGTTATCACTCGTCCGGTAGCTAATCTGTCATGTACGTTTGACCCGACTGCTACGTTCCCCGGTCTTGATCCTTCTACTGGTCTGCCTGTTGGTAGGGACATTACGCATGGGGAAGTGTATGCTCTGCTGTATAGTTTGTATATGGACTTGGCAACTAAACGAGATGCGCAACAGTGAAACAATTCACTATCGCACTTGATCAAGTTTTAAATACGGTGATTCCAATCGGCAAGGATGGTTGGGGCTACGCCGATGAAATGCTGTCGGCCAGAGCGTGGAGGCTACGTGAGCGGTCTAACCTGTATATTTGGATTGACCGCTTATTCTTTTGGGACACTAACCACTGTCAAGAGTGTTACCAGATCGAAATGGGGCGAAGACAACTTCCGTGGGAGTATAGAAAATGACCGAACATTTCACTAGAGAGGAATTAGAGCATAGCGCAACTGCAGTGCGATTGGGCTTGTCTAATAAATGCCCAGATGATTTACTGCCCAATATGCTAAAAGTAGCGGAACGCTTGGAAATTCCACGCAATCACTATGGTATTCCGATGCGTGTTTTATCTTGTTACCGCTCCCCTGCTGTTAATGCTGCTGTGGGTGGCTCAAGGACTTCGGCGCACACAAAGGCCATGGCTGCCGATGTCGAGATTGATGGTGTATCAGTACTTGAACTTTGTAAATGGTGTGCTGAAAACATCGAAGACTATGACCAGATTATTTATGAGTTTGGTGAATCTGGCTGGATGCACATTGGATTTACTAATGGAACTCCAAGGAAGCAACTACTAACAGCTAAGAAAGTCAAAGGAAAGACTCAATACACGGAGGGACTTCATGAGTGATTCAGAACCTATATGCGAAAATTGCATACTATACTCACGAAAGCGTCATTATTGCGCGTTAGATGGTAAGCAACATAAAGGATGTTTTTCTAATTTCAAACTAGACCCTAACAAGGAGGCCACTTCCGATGCCTGATTTTCTCACCCGGATAGATAATTGGTTCCTAGTACTTGCGGGTCTAGGTTTCCTTTGGATGGCAAATCGATCTTTTGCAAAATTTGATGCTACACAAGATCGCTTCCAGGATTTGATTGATCGCCTGTTTCATAAATATGAAGATCTTTCTGGTCGTGTATCCAAGATCGAAGGTCGTTGTGACGAGAGAGACTGCTAAGGGAGATATAACATGAGCATCCTTGGAATCGTTTTACCTGCATTATTGCCAGCAGTAGCGGATGGCTTGAAAGGTGTATTTCAAAAGTTCTTTGGTGGTACTAAGCCAGTCAATGTTGATGAACAGATTAAGCTTATGCAGGCTGAGACTGAGAAGCTGCGGGTTATTGCTGAACTGGACAAGCCTAGTGACAAGATCAGCGTTTGGGTGGCTGATCTGAGAGCCAGTTTCCGTTATCTGGCAGCAGGTTTCATATTGATCTCAACCATGATGTTTGTAGCATTCTACTTCTTTCTAGTTACCAATGATCCGAAGAATGTTGCGCTGGTAACATTAATGCCTGTACTAGATATCCTGTTGCAACTATCCGCATCGGTATTTAGTTTTATGTTTGGCGACAGGCTTTATTTAGGTCTAAAGGGTAGGGGTTAACAAACTTTTGTGTTGAAAATTTAAACAGTAAAGGGGATTGGTTATGGCTGTACTTACTATTTCAAACGGAGATACACTCCCCCGATCTGTGCAATTTCAACTGAACGGATTACCGAGAGATCTTACCGGGTACAGTATAGTTTGCCGTGTTGAAACTGATCCGGTTACTTCAAAGACCGTTACAGTAGCAGATCCGCTAACCGGCACAGGCACAATTGTGTGGGGAGGTATTACTCCAGGAACTTACCGGGCGCAGTTTAAGTTGACTACTGTATCGGGAGATGAATACACAGAGAAGTTTACCTTAATATCGGAGTCTGCTATATGAGTGACTCTATTGTATTAGTTGAGAATGCAACACCAGTTATTGCGATAC